AGTACAGTTCCGGGAGCTTGTAGCGGCGGATTATGGAGCGCCGACAATGAGAAAACGCTTTTTCATGATTGCTCGTTGCGATGGTAAGCCGATTATATGGCCGGAACCTACACACGGACCAGCAGACAGCGCGGAAGTGAAACAGGGATTACTTAAGCCGTATGTTGGAGCATATACACAGTTGGACTTTTCACTTCCGTGTCCATCTATTTTCGACACATCGGAAGAAATCAAGGAGAAATACGGTATCCGGGCAGTTCGCCCGCTTGCCAAAAAGACAATGGATCGAATCGCAAGAGGGGTGAAAAAGTTCGTGCTGGATAATCCAGATCCGTTCATCATCGAGGACGAATCAGATGATATAAAAATGCCGATCTTGATCCAGTATCATTCCGAGACAACAAAAGATGAGGTTCGTGGGCAGGGAATCGAGGATCCGATCATGACGGTGGACAGTTCGAATCGGTATGGGCTTGTGACATCGTTCATCAGCAAATTCTATAAGAGCGGCACGGGACAGGATGCGCGGGAGCCGCTACATACGATCACCGCCGGAGACGGGCATTTTGGAGAGGTGCGGGCGTTCCTGACCAAATATTATGGGTCCGGCACTGGGCAGGACATAAAAGAGCCGCTTGATACGATCACAGCGCAGGATAGATTCGGCCTTGTAACTATATACGGCACTGAATACCAGATTGTTGACATTGGGTTGAGAATGCTGGAGCCTAAAGAGCTGTATGGCTGCCAGGGATTCCCGGAGGATTACATAATCGACCATGATTATACAGGCAAGACATATCCGCGGAGTGAACAGGTCCGGCGTTGTGGAAACGCCGTTTGTCCTCCACTTCCTGCGGCGCTTGTCAAGGCAAATCTGCCAGAAATGTGCAAGATGCAAAGGATGCCGAATATGACAATCAAGGAAGAAGATGCAGGACAGTTAAAATTTGCTTAGGAGGAGATAAATCGTGCCATTCGAAATGCATGAGTGGTTGAGAAGACTCTTTATGGCGGCTGAAGGAAAATCGTGTAAAACATGTGTAAACTACGATGGCAGATTCGGAAATGATACATGCTTTGAATGCCTATGCAACATGAGGGCGAATGGATATGAAAGAAGAAACACTTAGAATCTACTGGCAAGTATATACGGATGGGATGCGTTGCTTGAAAAACTGGGATAAGATTGACGAAAAGACTATTGAGGCCATGACAGCAAAACATCAGATTGGCGTGATGGGACGAGTATTTTCTTTGGCAGTTTCCGGAGAAATCCGACGAATTAAAGAGGATATGACTCCATTGCATCCACTGATGTATCAGGACATTTTTGTTGATGCTTGGAACTTTTTCAAGACGCATTGCGATCCGGTTGAGGATGAAGAATGGTGGGATAAACTTGTGGAAGATATCAAGATTCCGTTGAAGAAGTACCACGAGACAGCACTTGTTAAACATCTGTTTGTGGATGTGACATTAGAAGAAATAGAACGGATTTACAAGGAAGAGAGGAAACATGCTTAGGAATGTAGAAGGTGAAGAAATTACTCTTACCAGAGCAGAACGGCGCAGGCTTGAGAAAATGCGTGGCAAGCCGATAACTTATCAGTACACATTGGATCAGATCGAGGTGATTAAACGGCAGGCAGTGGCAGATAAGAAAGAAGAGCTGAAAAAAGAAATTGCTGCCGAACTCGATGAACATATTCAGAAAGAATGGGAAACCCGAGAGGAGTTACTGAGCGGATCGTCGGAATGTGAGTGGATGGAGAAAATTATGTGTTTGCTTCTTTCGGCATCTG